CCGAACTTACAATAACCTTTATTAATGGTTCTGTAATGTATTTTAGGTCAGGGGAAAGAGAGGATACATTAAGAGGTTATACATTAGACTATCTTGTTGTGGATGAAGCAGCATATATCAAAGACAATGTGTGGACAGAAGTATTAAGACCTACAGTACTTGTTAATGGTAAAAAGGTTTTGTTTATCTCAACCCCCAAAGGAAAGAATTGGTTTTATGCTTTGGCGATGAGAGGGAATAGTGATGACTATCCGCAGTATAAAACATTTCACGCAACATCATTTGACACACCCTATATCACAGAAGAGGAACTGATTGAAGCAAAACTTTCTTTACCTGATACAATTTACAAACAAGAAATCCTTGCAGAGTTTATTGATGATGGTGGAGAAGTATTTGGAAATCTAAAAGACATTTGTGGTTTAAGAGCATACCCGAATTATGACCCCTCAAAAAAATATTATGCAGGACTTGATTTCGGACGTCAAAATGACTTCACAGCACTTGTGATACTGAATTCGGAAGGAGAAATGGTGGATTTTTATAGAGAAAGACAAAAGAGTTGGGACATCATAATCAGTGAGGTTATAGCAAAGTTGAAGAAGTGGAGACCAGTATGTTTCGCAGAGGTTAATAGCATCGGGGATGTACTATACGAACAAATCAAAAAACAATACCCCTCCGTTCAACCATTCATTACAAATAACGATAGTAAACAAAATATGATTGAAGATTTAATTATGGGGATGAATGAGAGCAAGATTATTCTACCTTCAGCAGAACTCAATACAGACCTATTTAAGGAACTTTCTGTTTTTACATATGAATACTCACCCAAAACAAGAAAGATAAAATATGGAGCTCCCAGCGGGTTCCACGACGATTGTGTAATATCCCTTGCACTATCCTATCATTCATACAAGAAAAAAGCAACCTATGGAACATATGTTGTTAGATAAAGTTGTGGATAAAAAAAACAAAAATGATATTTTTATATGATGAAGTTTAATTACAAAGGAAAGGCTTACGAGATTGAAGAACCAACAGTAGAGATGTGGTCGAAACTTGTTTTAATGCAAGAATGGTCAGATGAAAAAGAATTTTGTATCAAACTTTTATCTTTGACTACAGGACTTACAGAGGAGGAAATTGAAAATAGTGATTACATTGAAGTAGTCAAAGTTTCAAATGAAATCTCAGCTTTTTTAACTGAAAGTGGAGATAAGTTCTATAACGAGTTTGAATTTAATGGAAAAAACTATCGTTTTCTTGATTTACCTAATTTAACATTTGGTGAATTTATTGATATTGATACTTACCTATCCAAAGAACCCCACGAAAAGAAAAAGGAAATGCCTCTAATGATGGCAATGCTTTATCGTGAATTGGATGAGAATGGAAATTATAAACCTTATAACTCGAAGGAATTACAAGGTAAAGCTGAGGAGTTCAAGAAACTACCGGTGAAATATGTTAGGGGAGCAACCAATTTTTTTTTTCATTTAGACAAAACCTTACAAGGCAATTTTCAGGGCTCTTTCAGGTTAAGGTTGAAGTTGATGGCAAAGATGATTTGGATACTCGTGAAGTTCATTCCTTTGATAGGTTTTGGGGTTGGTTTGGTACTCTTGTCTCGCTTGCGAACGAAGATATTACAAAAATTGAAGAGATTACTAAATATCCGTTAGTATTTGTATTAAACTATTTATCATATAGTAAAGACATAAATGATATGAGAAGAAGAGAAGCACAGAAACTTCAACAACAAATGAAACACAGATAATATGGCAAACGCAGTTGGATATTACAATTATAAGAAAATTATGGACTTGCTCCGTCAATTAGCTGACTATCACGAACAACTACAATCGTGGGGTTTCGGTGACATTGAGCAACTTATCTATCAAACTGAGATGAGATTGAAGCAGGACAATGTGCAATCCAATTTAGCACCTTACTATCCTGCTATGTGGGTTATTCCTGAAAGTGCAAAAACTGATGGTAAAGAAACTACCTATGATTTCAGTATATTAATTATGGATATTCAAAACGTTAAAAACTTTGACAACGAGTTAGACACGTATTCTGATACATTGGATATTCTTAAAGATGTTATAGCTCAATTAAAATATGCTACAGGTATGGAGTGTTATTGTAATCTCGATTTGGATTACCCTGTTGAGATGACCCCTTTTGGTGAAGCCTATGATGACTATGTAAATGGATGGGCGGGTAAAATCAGATTGAGAGTTCCTGACGCAATAAACAGATGTATAGCACCATACTCTACATTCCCACCTTGTGATAATAATTCAGATGGAACAAGCGAGTAAATATAAGTTTTATCAGTTTCAACAAATCCCTCAGCCAAAGTTTGATAGGGCTATGAAGGAACTTGCTGCTTTATTTGAGCAAGCCCTAAAAAACAATTTAGCAAAACCATATCCTTATGCACCAGGTTACTTCGGACAACGACGTAAAAAGGGAATAAGAAATATGACAAAGAAAACAGGTGCTTTATATAATTCAATAAAAGTTTCTTTTGACCCTGCAACAAAACAAATCAAAGTTAATATGCTTGATTATTGGAGATATGTTAATGATGGTAGACAACCTGGTAAATATGTTCCACTCAAACCTCTTATGGATTGGATAAAAACCAAAGGATTGAATAGAGATACGAGAGGTAGATTTAAGAAATTCAATATTAAGAGCACAGCATTTGCAATGTCAGCATCCATAAAGAAATTTGGTATTCAACCAACAAACTTTTATGATGATAGTTTTGATGTATTTATAAAAGCATTTGATAATCCTAATGGACCAGCTTCGAAATTGGGGTTAGATGTTAAAGAATTTCTCACTAAAATAATTCAACAACCAGTAAAATGAGTGTAATAATCAATATAGACCAATCACCACTTACAATTACCCCGAGTAATGGTGAGCACGTATATACTTTATCTAGCACAGGATATACCTTAACAAACTTTAAATTTCTTGTAGATATTTTTTTTAGACCAAATCAAGTTAATTTCTCAGGCACAACTGAGCCAGCAGCTAGATTAAAAGTCCGTCCCAATTCTTATGGTAAAGCAATCATTGAATTGGAAGAGATTGTAAGAACATTCCTCACTGCTAATCCAAGATTTTCCGGAACAACTTATCCTTATCTTAACTACGTTGCTCAAGAGAACTCTGTTCTTACAATGAGTGATGCGACCAATACAAGAACATTAAACGCCTTCAACACATTCAACGGGAATAACCTGTCCCAAACTGTACCGGTTTTATGGCACGCAGAACAATATGCAATTAAGGTGGGTTGTGAATATGAATCAGGAACCACTATCATATATGATATGAATTATTTGGCTTCCTATCAACCTCCTTCCATAAACATCTTTCCAGGGGTAGACAACAAATTAATTCCGGAACCATACCTATCTGGTGCTACACTTGGGTCAGGTTATACCCAATCCCCAAACTTCTATCAGGTAGACAATCAGTCGTGGTACTATTATGATTTGTTTAGACATATCTATAGACCTGGCGATGATGCAAGTTGTGGTCCCCGTGAGTTTTTGAATGCTGCAGGTAGAGAATATAAAACAATCTCTCAAGATGGATTTGTTTCTCAAAGAGTGAGGAGGAGACAACATCATCCCGATTGTCCAATCATTGTTTCATTCCTTGATGGACAAAATGATTACTTCACAAATAATACTTCAAGAGTTGTTATTCGTGGTGCTGACTTTCAAGATGACAATTACACTTATTCAGCTTGGACAAGGAATGTTTCAACAGGATTTACATATCAATATGAGATGTGGAAAAATGCTGTATTCTATATGCCGTGGAACATAACACAATCCGGTACAAATGTTATTCCACAAGATGCTGGTAAAGTTTGTTTCTATCTTACTTCAGGAACCAATATGAACTTTTCAGCTAGAACAAGTGAGATACTTGAGTTTTATATGATGGACCCTGATTGTATAAACCAACCTATACATCTTTTATTCCTCAA